TGTGAAAGTAAATTTCTGTTTTTTATAAAATTCCTGAAGAAATAATGAACTTAAATTTTGAATATTCGAATTTTTAGTATGACTTGATATTCCAGAAGAAGAAAATACTAATTCTTCATCTCTTAAAGCAGTTCTATATGAAGTAATTCCACTAAAACCACGAATACAACCAGTAAAACTGGTTAAATTTGTTCCAATTCCAGTATATGTTATGATTTCATCATCAATTTTTAACAATCCATACTGTTCTGGAAATCCCTTTGTGCTAGAAACATCAATTGTAGTCGATGTAGTGCTTATTCCAGCAGAAAGAGTCGTAAATCCAACGACAACTTCGGGAATTAAATTATCTAACTTCAAATATTGATCAAGATTATCAGTAATATCAACAGGCCCACCTTGATATTCTTGAGAAATGTAGTATTGTTTTAAAAATTCTACAAATTTAGGATTTTCACTTAATACAAATTCAGGTATTTGATTATCAATAATTTGTTGAATCTTTACTCTTGATTCAAAACCAGTCTGTATCATATTATTATACTCGTATTAATTGTCCGTTTAAATAACTTGATGTATAGAAATCTTTAACAAAGGTTGTTCCAGTTATTTCGTCACCAGAACTAATCACATCCCTAACGATATTTATTTTACTTTTTTCAACGCTAAAATTCAGATAAAGTTCACGCAAGCCAACAACATCATTTGACTCTGGAATAGCTTGAATTTCAACAATTCCTGTTCCATCAACTGTAGATGTTATATTTGTCGTAGAAATAAGAATTTCTCCCTTAATATAATCAACAGTTCCTGCAGATTTACTTACAACATTGTAAGATCCATCATTTAAGACTTCTACAAACGCAATAACACCCGTTCTAAGGTTAAAATCTGGTGTATCTGTCATATAAACAGGTCTTGAATTTCCAGGAACATAAAAACCAGTTGATTTTATGTTAAATCCTTCAAAATTTACATGAAATCTGTTTCCATAGCATAATTCATACTGTGCAAATTGATTTATAGCACATTTTAAGTTTCTTCTAATGATAACTTTAGTGATATTTGATGTAATTGCGACATGAGTGTTGTCAATTATACTTTGTAATTTACTATATTTGAATCTACCACCAAATTTGTTAACTTCTAATGAATTTGCGTAAGATGTAAGTGAATTAGAAACTAATGAATTCAAAGAATTAGCATTTGTGACCCTAGAATCGTTATAATAGACCGAAGAATCAATTTCTACATATAAAATCTTAAGATCTTCTAATTTTTGGTTAATTCCTGATACTGTATATTGCTTTAATTGTGATAATATTCTAGATTTGTTGAATCCAGAGACAAAATACCCATTTTTTGGTTTAATACTTATAATTACATTACCAAATTGAGGTGGATCCATCTCTTCACCACCTACAACAGCTACAGATTCAGTATCTGGGTAGATTTTTTTAACAATTGCTTCATAATCTCGTGGAGTAACTGCTCTATATTGCGAAGAATAAGTTCTGGGAGCAAAATATTTGATAGAATCCACAGATTCTATATCAGATCCGTTTTGAGAAGTTGAATCTGTTGTTACCTCAGGTAATTCTCTTAATTGTTTGGTTATAATAGTAGAATTTGATGTACTATCTCCAGTAATTCTTCCCGAATATGAAAAAGTATTACCTCTACCTATACCATTACCATCTTTTCCATTAGTAATAATGTAATTTACTGTAATTACAGTGCTATCTTCTAATTTTTTACCAAAAAAACCATCTCCGAATAACAATTCATATTGTTCATCCTGTATTTCTTGTATTAAATAAATTTCTGATGTAGAATTTATATTTAAGATATTATCAACTATTGAATATTCTGTACCCAGAGAACCCGAAGGATTAACATCATTAGGCCCATTAACATAAACTTTTACTGTAGATGTATCAATATTTGCATTATTTAAAATGAATCGTTGATCTAATGATCCATCCACTACAAATTGTTTTGATAAGAAAGTACCTTCTTTTATTTCAATATTATTATATTGTGCAATCCATCCTTCACCTATTGCAGGATTATTAGGATCAACTCCATTAAAAACTGCTGGTGCCGATATATTTTCTGTTGTAGAGAATAGGTAAGAACTATCATTAGTATTACCAACACACACTAGGCCTGGTTTTAAAGTCGCCGTTTTGGTATTGGTTGGTATATCTACTGTAAACGATACTCGTGCCGTTGCTGCTGTTTTTGAGCGTGGTACGTATCCTATATTTCTTGCTAGTGAGACTACATTTTCTCTGAGTGTTGCAGAGTCTAGAAAAGACTCATTCACAACCATGTTTGAGTTGAATGCAGTAATATATGTGTTATATGCTAATGTATCAATTAAAATNGAAAAATTAGACCCCTCAAAGTCAAAATCCGTGAAGTTAGAATTAGCACGGAGATAGTCTTTGATTGAGGTCTTTATCTGATCAAAGTCAAGATTTTGAAATTTAGTAAAAGGCATGTTATCTTGTTGCCTCTAAGAGGAATGAATATTCTTGAGTAGGAAACTCTTGTCCTATGATGTCATAAATTACCGTTACATTAAATGTATTATTATCTGGTTGAGGATCAACTAAGACTCGTACATTTGATATTCTTGGTTCATAGTCATCTAATGATATTTGAATTTGGCTCCGAATCGTAGAAGCAGTACCAAAGTCAACAAAATTAAATAAACTCTTATAAACATCTGATCCAAAGTATGGACTAAAGAACTTTTCGCTTGGTATTGTTTGGACTATATTCCTTACAGATTTACGAATTGCATCTTGATTAGTCAAGACTTTTAAATCTTTTGATACTGGATGCGGTTCAAAGGATAAACTAATATCTTTAAATGATCGTGATATCCTTGTAATTGCCATTGGACAGAGTTTTTATTTATTTATACCCAGTTCCTAATATTTATCTACCTTGTCCTTTATATCTTTTACGAGCCGAGTTACGAGAGGTCGCCGCATATTTTGTATGTTTGCCTCTTCCTTGTCGAGTCTTCTTCGGCGGTGACTGTATAAAATCTCCACCACTAATACCACTAGTTGCTTTAGCCATTAATTGTCCTCATAAATTTCAGTTTTAATTGTGTCAGGATGTGGAGAACCTGTCTGGTAGTATTCCAGTGCAAAGTCCTCCATTCTATGAAAGTATTCTACCTGTCCTAATCCAGTGAATACTTCCTTACCATCGATGATGATCTTATATAACTCTGGTTTTTTCATGACCCACTCTTACACGAGGATCGCACCAGATTTCGAAACCTGCGTCCTTTGCATCAAGACAGAAAGAAACATCTTCTCCACACATGTCTTGTACTTCGCCACTTTCGAAAACTTGCATCTTGGGTGCGAACCATGGGTAAGGTAATCCTTCATGTTCGAATACTCCTTTCTTAATTAGAAGCCAACCGAAACCTGTATAATCTACTGTGAATGGTTTCTTACGCTTGGATATACTTTCGATGGTTTCGTGATTCATCACTCCACCGTTGTTACGAAAATCATCCTCTTCTAACCAGTGTGCTACAGAGGTTGTCTTACCATCTTCGGTACAATACCATCCTGCTGCAATATCCTGTTCCATAAGAATTAATTGCCAGAACTTCTCAGTATTAAAAACAATATCAGAGTCAATCCATAATTGCCAATCATACTTTAACTTTCCGTCCCATGGAAGTTGATTTGGTCCTCTGAGAACATTTGCACCAAGACATTTACATCTTGCAAAGTTCACCATAGAACTGTAATCTTGTGATATCTGTATGCTTGCTCCTGCCTGTACTAAATCAAATGATAGTTGTACAAAAGTTTTAAGGAATTGGTATGAAACACCTCTACCAGGTAAACAGAAAACAATTGATTTTCCTTTTACCAATTCTCTTGCTTTATCATAGTCCCATTCTTCTGGGGAACTACCTGATGTTTTCGGTGTTTTAGCTTTCACCGTAAATCCTTTAGCCATAATCGAATTCGCTTTTATTGAATACTATAGTATGCATATCATACTCCATTATATAGTAATTGTCAATAAGATCCGTCCGTTATTAATTCTCTTTGTTCTGTATAGTTTACCGTAATTTCTTCATAAGATAACTCGGAATTATATTCCTTATTAAGTAATGGCCATAT